ACATGGTTTGGTTGGGATGTGTCAAAAGCTGGTCCTGTTGAAAATAGAGGAATCTATGACATGGCTAAAACTTTTGCAGCGTCTGTAAGTAAAGGTGAAGTAGAAGCTAAACCTGAAACCAAAGAAGTTAAAAAAGAATTTAGTTTATAATTTCCTGCAGGATGGGCGGAGAAGCGAGAGTGGATACCGCCCACTCTTAATTTAATAAAGAATATAAAATGAATAGAGAACCTATAAGTTATGTAGATTGGTTAGAATTGGGAAGGGTTATTATACCCTGTCTCAAGGGTACTCCTAAAGTTAAGAAGTACACCGACCCAGATTTTAAAATAGAGAAAGATATATGGAACAGGGATCACGAAACAGCAGAGATAGCATTAAGATTAGATCACGACGTTGATTTAGATATAGATAACGAATTTGTAAAAAGATTTCTTCCTTATTATATTAAAGATTGCGGTGCAATTTTTGGAAGAGAAGGTAATCCAACAAGTCATTACCTTTGGACAAACAGAAATCAGATTCCATTTAAACAATTTAGTTTACCAGATGAATTTGAAAAAGATTTTAAAGATTTTCCACATGGTTCAATGATATGTGAATTAAGAACTGAGAAAAAAAGATACACTATAGTTCCAGGTTCTTTACACAGTAAATCAAAAACAAATGTAAGATGGGAAAAGTTTGAAGAGATAAGAGAGTACCAAGGAAACTTATCTATAGATGCAGGTAAAGTTGCTTTGTCTGCAGCGTTAACAATTATATATCCTAGTACAGGGGCCAGAGATGATTATTGCACTGCGATTGCAGGGATTTTAGTTAAAAATTCTGATTGGACAGATGACGAAATAGATAATTTTGTATCTCGGATCGCGGAACATGCAGATGATGAAGACTTAGCAAAAAGATTAAAAAAAGGAACTTCAAGCAGGAAAACAAATAGAAAATTTGGAATAAATAAACTTCATGAAATCACAGGTTATACTCATCAAAATTTAACAGGTTTATTTAATTGGATAGGTTTATTTAAAGATGCATCTTTGCAGGTATCAAAAGACACTATTGAAAAAATAGAAGAGTATGGAGCAAACAGATATTACGTACATTTAAATGTACCACAAAAAAATGTGGATGGAGTTGGTTTAAAAACAGTCAAGAAAAAGATTTGGATTGATGGTGAATCACTTATGAATTTAAAATTGTTTTGTGACATTGCTATGAGTCAAGCAAAGGTATGGATACCTAGAATGACACCAAAAGAATTTGAAGAAATAATGATGGCTAAATTTTATAGCAGAGAACAATCAAAAGAATATGTAAAAGAAGCAGAAGAAGACTCTAGGTTTAAAATGTTTTTCTTAGATTATTTAGATACGAAAGGTGTTTATACAGATAAGGAACAATTAGCTGTTTATAAATTACCTTATTATAATCAAGAAAAGAAAACAATTGAATTTGATTTAAACAATTTTGAAAAAGAATTAATGAAAAATAGAATAAATTTAAAAAGACAAGATCTTGTTCATAAAGTTCAAACTATTTTAAAAGGTGAAAAAGATAAAGGCAAATACAAAAATAAATCTTGTGTTGCTTGGGTAATAAACGGAGAAGAAGTAGAAGATAATAAATTAATATGGGAAGGAGAAGCTGTCTATATTGGAGACAGTGCAGGTGATGAATAGTTTAAAGATTCCAAATTTTATCCCAGGTCCTCCTGGTACAGGTAAAACTCACAAATGGTTAAAAAATAAATATGCTGGTTTTTTAAAACAATATGATTGGGATAGAATTGTAATTTTATCTCATACAAACACAGCAGCTGATGAAATTATAAAAGCCGTAAACAAATTACCAGAGCTAGAAAACGAATCAGACACAAACTTGAAGGAGCAAATATGTACAATTCACTCTTACCTTAGAGCAGAGTATGTAAGTATAGATAAGTATGAGCGTAAAGATCATGTAGATTTTTGTAAAGATAATTCAGGAATGAATATTGTAAAAAAAAGTACTTCTTGGGACAAACATCCTCTTTATGAGTTTATTTCTCACGCTCATGGTAAGGGTTATGACTTAAATTCTGAAGAAGAACTTGAAAAATTTTGGGCTCTTTGTGAAAGATCTCGTTATCAAAAATACCGTCTTCAAGGACCAGGTGGATTTTTAAAGTTAAAAGAAAAATATGATAAATGGAGAAATGATCCGGAACATAAGAGAGTAGATTTTGTAGACATGATAGATAATTTTAGATTTGAAGCGGCTATACCTACTGATATAGATGTTTTGATAGTAGATGAAGCTCAAGACTGTAGTAAACCTCAAATAGCTGCTTTACAAAAAGCAGCCACATATGCAAAAGAATTTATTTTTATAGGAGACGCTGATCAAACTATTCACGAATATGCAGGATCGGACCCTGAATACTTTTATCAATTAGCTAACACGGAACAAGCAAAGGCCAATGAACTTACTGAAGGTTTAAGATGTGGTCAAACTATTAACAAAATATGTAGAAATATTATTGCACCTGTGTGGAAAGATAAAGGTAAACTTTCAGAAAGAACTTGGACTCCAACCAATGTTGTTGGAAAATCATATTATATACCTGGATTAAATCAAGGGTGTAAAGCAAAAGATATTTTAATTAATAAAATTTTAAACACAGACGAAACATTTTTATTTACATATAGAGGCAACCCTACTCATAAAGATATAAATACATTTCTTCAAGATAATGGAATAGATTATAAAATGGTATCAGGTAGTGCTCATGTATCTAGAGAACATTTTAGTTGTTTTAAAAATTGGAAAAATTTTATGAATGATAAAGTTTCTAAACAACAGATAAAAGAATACTGGAAGTTAATGGGATCAAAAGTAAAAGTTAATGGTCAAGGTGATGTCGATAAACTTAAACCTTTAATTGATAGAGATTATAATGTTCAAGAACTTATAGATGCAGGTTATTTAAAACCAGAAATAAAACAATTTGAAAGACTTTCTCAACTTTTAAACCATGAAGCTCTTTCTAAAAATGAAAAATTAATTGAAAAGATACCTTACATTAATAAAGTTGTAATTAATGGTATGGACACAACTAAAAAACCAAGAGTTCAACACGATACAATACATAAAGTAAAAGGATTAACTTTTGATAATGTAATAGTAGATTTATCGACATATTATCCAGAAACTAAAAGTTTTGAAGCAACAAGACTAGCTTATGTTGCTTATAGTAGAGGTAGAATAGATTGTTGGACTATAGGATCTTCTGCTCCTTATTCTTTAGCAAAAATACAAAGCAATCGGAGAGAAATTTTAGAACTTTAAAGGAGGAAACATGACAGACAAAAGTATATTTAAAGGAATGGGTTATAAATCACTAGACAAGCAGCACGGCGGGAATCACTACAAACAATTTAAGATACAACCTGCAGAGTTTATAAATGAAAATAAATTTTTATTTGCAGAAGGCAACGCTATAAAGTATATTTGTAGGCATTCTATGAAAGGAAAAGAAGAAGATATTAAGAAAGCAATACACTATTTAGAAATGATATTAGAAAGGGATTACAATGTGTAAACATCCAATTGATCTAGACTTAGAAGGTGTAGATACAGTAGCTATTGATATAGAAACTTACGATCCAAATCTTAAAACAAAAGGTCTAGGTGCAATTAGACAAGATGGTTTTATCACAGGGGTGGCTGTAGCTACCGGTAAAGATACAGTTTATTTTTCATTAAAGCACAGTGATGATGATACGTCAGAGGAAGAATTAAAAGAGTTTTGGGATCAAATGAATACAAAACTTTTACAAAACGATAAGATTGCAAAGGTATTTCATAACGCAATTTATGATGTTTGTTGGTTAAGAGCAACAACAGGCAAGATGTTAAAAGGAAGATTGTTAGATACAATGGTAGCTGCTTCTGTAATTGATGAAAACAGATTTAAATATGGATTAGATGCTTTGGCTAAAGATTTTCTTGGTGAAAACAAATACAAGTATGACTTACAAGAAAAAACTTTTGATTGGTCTGGTGGTTTTCAAAAAGATCCAATGTCTAACATGCACAAACTACCTTCTAGTGTAGTAAAAGATTATGCAAAACAAGACGTAGACTTAACTTTAAAATTGTGGAATTTATTTAATAAAAAATTAGATGAAGTATTATACATAAAACCTGAAGACAATAAAGAGTATACATGTAGAAATATTTTTGAATTAGAAACAAGATTATTTCCTTGTCTAGTTGACATGAAATTTAAAGGAGTTAGGATAGATACCCAAAAACTTGAACGTCTCGGTAAAAGATTAACACTTAGAAGAGACAATCTTTTAAAAATAATAAAAAAACATACACAATTAGATCTTCAATTGTGGGCAGCAACTTCTATAAAACAATTACTAGATCATCAAAATATAACAAAGTTTGAAAAGACTGCTAAATCTGGAATGCCTAAACTTCCAAAAGATTTTTTAAAAACTCATGAAAATAGATTTTTAAGAATGGTATCAAAAGCAAGAGAAGCCGATAAGGCTGTGAATACTTTTGTGGAAGGTTTAAAAAGTTATGTTTACAAAGGTAGAATACACGCAGATATAAATCAAATTAGAGGAGATGGTGGAGGAACTGTGACCGGTAGATTCTCAATGAGTAATCCAAACCTACAACAAATACCTTCTAAAGGTTATATAGGAAAGAAGATGAGGGAGCTATTTATACCCGAGGAAGGCCATAGATGGGGTAGTTTTGACTATTCTCAACAAGAACCGAGGATTGTTGTACATTATGCACTAAAGAAGATAATGGACGAAAAAGAAGGTGAAGAATTAAAAAAACAATTTGATGATTCTAAAGCAGACTTTCACCAGATAGTAGCTGACATGGCTAGCATATCTAGAAAACAAGCCAAGACAATTAACCTTGGATTGTTTTATGGTATGGGTAAAGGTAAATTAGCAGCAGAATTAAATTTAGATACAGCTCAAGCAAAAACTTTGTTCGATACTTACCATAGAAAAGTTCCTTTTGTTAAAAAGTTATCAGATGGTTTAATGGGGTTTGCTAAAAATAATAGATTAATTTTTACTCTTGAAGATAGGTTTTGTAGATTTGATAAATACGAAAGTGTTAATAAGAGATGGAACAATCAAATACGTAAGTTTCAAGAGTGGGATCCTAAATATAAAGAGATAAAACAAAAAGATGATACAATTAAATATGAAGGTGAATGGATTACTCCTAAACTACTATCAAAAAAAGAAGCTTGGGAAAGTTTTAAAATACAATTTAATGAAAAATCTAAAAAGAAAATTGAACAATTTACTAAACAAGAAAGAGAAAATTGGTTTAAACAATACTTTGTTCCTGCTTTTACTTATAAAGCTTTGAATAGATTGATACAAGGATCAGCTGCAGATATGACAAAAAAAGCAATGGTTCTGTTATATGAAAAAGGTATAGTGCCTCACATACAAATACACGATGAGCTTTGTGTATCTATCAAGGATCACGAAACACGGACCATGGTTCAAGAAACAATGGAAACTGCAATACCTCTTAAAGTTAAGAACAAGGTAGACTATGAATCTGGACCAAACTGGGGTAATATAGATGAGGAATAATTATGGCTTACTTAAACGCAAACATACCCGCAACTTATGCACAAATAAGAAGAGAATATTTATATGATTGTAAAAAACATCACGGAGAAGTTGAAGACTGCATTGTGTTTGGTCTTAGCGCTCTTACAGGCCGTGCTATATTATTTCATGCTATT